GGGGTACGGAACGAATACCGGCATCGGTACCACAAACCGAAAAGGGCGTTTTGGCTCTGTGTAAGGATCGCTCCATCCTTCCCAAAAAGGCATTGTTTGCCCCTATCCGCTAGCGCGGCCTGGTTGGTTATTATAAGTAGCCCAGTCGTAGCGCAGGGTTACGTCAACGGTCAGAAGCTCTTCTGAGCCATAGTCCAAATCGCCATACGCAATGCCCTTAACCCAGGCATTGTTTAACTCATATTCTCCAATAGGAGCACCTTCACCATTGAGTTCTTTAATCAAAACTCTTCCTATTGCATTCGTAGCATCAAATTTGTTGACAGTACTGGCATCTGTGACACCGCTCGGGGCAGTCGAAACGCCATCGGGGTTAACATACCCCGCGTTTTCTAGTAGGATCTGTAACAGCAGATCGAAATCAGGAGTGGCGGAGTTAATCAATGTGATTCCCACGTCATTCCAGGTAATGGCCCCGGGATAGTAATAGGTTTGTCCCAAAAACTTATGTTCGGACTGACCAATATCGTAGGCCGGCTTGGTTACTTTTCGAGCATAAATCTGCGTCGTAGTTCCTCCGGCTGGTCCCGGTAGATTAAATTCAACCAAAAAACGATGTGATCGCTTTGGCTCCATGGCCGCGTTATTCCAAAATTGTCCCACCATTGTCTTAGTTACTCCCGTTTACGTTAATTAGTGCAGTATTCCAAATCAGCCTCTTTTTATTAATCATCGAACGAAGCTCCTGAGCGCGTGATGATAAAGTCCAAAGCAATAAACTCAATAGCTCTCGTAGGCTTCAAAAACACCTTGGCGTACATGATGTTTCTATCAACCAAATCGGGAGTCGTTGTGGTCTCATCTAGTATGACTCTATATTCACTCAAGCCATACCGAGATTTTACCGACCTTAGAAGAGGTTGCACCTCTGCCAAGAAGCGATTCCATGTTACGTCAATATTGGGATCAAACAAAATCCTAGTAGAAATCCTGGATATCTGCTTCTTCAAGAAGATCAGGAGCCTCCGTACATTCACGCGATCGAGGGCTGATGGGGTGGCTTGCAAAGTTTTTTGACCAAACACCACAATACCCTCGGACGGAAATGATGCAATGGGATTAATGTTAACCTCATAAAGATCATCTCGTTGTTTGCTTGTAAGCCTCTCCAAAACCGAAGTTGTGGGAAGACCAGCAGAGCCGCGACTTAGGCCGCCTCGATTGAATCCAGCCGGCGCAAACCACAGTTCTGATGAGCGCGCAGAGGAACCATAGGTACCAAGAGCCGCCACAGAGGGGGGCAGCCATACGCGGGTACCCACCAGAGTATCGCGCATCTGCACCCATGGATAGTAAGCCGCTCCATAACTATTGTTTAAAGCGCGTGTCTTAATATTAGTAATCGTGGTGGCAGCACTTCCGAGGCGGTCAACAAAGCTACTCGAATTTTCCGTAGCCGGAGTGTAGCCGCCCTCCAGGTCGATAACTGCCAAAGTGTCAGAGCGATCCAAAGCCATATTCAATAAGTGATCGGTAACTGCTCGCGGGGTCATGCCCGGAACAGAGGCCAAGTTAATATTCACCATGTCCGGATCGGCGACTGTATCGATTGCTTTCTTTACAGTATAAAGCATAGCGTAGTCTTTATCCTCTGGGGCAGTCGAAGGAGCTTCACCACCCAAAGTTGTTGAGTTCGTGAAGGGCTCTGAATCACTAATATTAAAGCCATCAAAGCCGCCAAACATCGGTACCGTAAAGCGATCGTATCCACGATTAAGAGGCTCTGTATAGGAGCTGCTAATCGCGGTCATAGACCGGCCGGCGCGTCGTCCGCCGCCGATAGTTTTAACGGCTGCAGCGCTGGTTCCATCGACGAACCCGCGGGTTAAGCTGCCGCTATATCCTACCTGAGCGGTAGAGACGTCCCAGCAAAGATTATCCAAAGAGAACCCAGGGCCTCGCTCGCATACACTAGTGGGGGTTATCCGACCAAAAGCGATGGGACGCATGCGCAACATATCTTTGATAGAGTTGTCGGGCACCAAAGAGGTGCGACTCTTCGTAGTTTGCAGGCCCCAGTATGCATTTGTCTTGTCCAAAAGGCCCCCGTCAGAAGAAGATACCCGCAGTGGGAGTACCGGAAACTGAAAGCTAGCAGTGATATGTATCGTGCCGGGGGAGGCGGTGCCGTCGCCGCCAACATTTACAAGGGGGAAGGATGGGTCGACCCAGGAGGCGCTCATAATAGAGCCGCTTCCTTCCACGACTACGGTCTTAGCACCCGAGGAGGATACATTGAGATCCAGATCAGACCAGTCGGTCGAGCCGGTGCGGAAGTTAAACCCTTCATACTTGGGGACACCCTTGAAACCAAAGGGAAGCCAGTCTTCACCGCCGCGACCCATATCAATATCATTGTTCATACTCATGCGTATGTATCTGGATTGATTTTCATATTGGCCCAGGTGATTATACTTCTTATTAACAGCATCCCAGCTCACATGCATGTCTCCTATTCTCCGAGCAATATAGTTCGGCGAGTTAGGGTTGAGATTAAGCCTACTATATTCTTCTAGAACAACTGGATTATTATCATTATCATCAAAGGCGCGCACTTGGAGACTGAAGGTTCCGAATGGCTCAAACGATGGATTGGGAGAGTCTTTAATATCTGTAATAGATATTTTAAGATTATTCTGTGCCCACTCAGCTTCGTCCTGGGCAACTACTACGAAAAGCTCTCTTTCGCTATTGTTAATATTAAAGCTCCCGCTAGCGCCACCATCTTGTGCAATAATAGGGGGCGTCTGCGGCAGCTTAAAGGACGTCCGAAAATCAGAACAAGAAGCGGACAAGCCCAAAATAACACCGTAAAGCGTATCGGTTCCATAATTAAACGAATCATTAATGTTTCGTTCAAAACTTTCGCCTAAGAAATAGTATTCCCTATTCGTAGTTGTGGTAATGTTAGGATTAACCATCTGGGGGTTAGTATTAAAAACCTTTCTAATGTATCGGCCACTAGTGTCGTCAAAGTTAAAAGTAGTCTCCGCCTGGACAGAGCCGCCGGCCTTGATTTTTACTTTAAACTCTTGCGCAGTTGAACCGCCCGAACTCAAACTAGTCGTGTTTACCATAAGCGCGTTGCCTTGAACGATGGATCCGGCTGCGGCGCCGGTTAGTCCTGGACCTATAAGTTCAATGGTGGCGGAACTGGACAAATACCACAAAGCCGCCAGGGTACCGGAAACGTGCGGGGACGCAACTGAACCCGAGTTCGTTATAAATAGACCATAGACGCCGCCAACAGTATCTTGGGCGGTACTAGGATATAGCCAGCCGGCTTTGGCGTATTGAGCGGAGGAGGCGATTGGGCTTTGGTCTCCAAGCAATCGCACAAAAGTGACAGGGCCGTTATTGGCTAGATAAGCCTGAGCAGCGTATGCCGCGTAAGTGGTGGCCGCCCTGTTTCCATCTCTCCAAACGTCTCCACCTTCGCCGCCAGGAAGAGGGTTTCCGAACACTTGAACGAACTCGTCAAACGAACCAACAGTGGTCGGAAGCATTGCGGGCCCATGAGCGCTGCGTCCAATAATCGCAGGGCCCGGTGGGACTGCTCCGCGTTGGGGCGTTTGTGACTGATCGATTTCATTAATGAAAACGCCCGGCGAAACAAATCTAAATCTATCAACAGGCATTATATGGCTTCTCCTTTTTTATCAAAAACTAAATACTTAATTTTCTGCAAGTTTTCTTAAGTAAATAGTAAAGTGAAGCAGCAAAGTCCAACTATTATTACTATTCTCTGTAAAACCCACGATCGTCTAGATATTCATCTATGTCCCCCAAGATAACGTGCTCGCGAGGAATTTTAACTTCTACTGCATTTTCTCTAATAACTACTTTGGGCCTATCGTCATTGGGGCCGTCGCCAATTAAATATCCGAGCACATCCAGGCTCACAATGGTTTCATAGTTTCTGAGTTCCATTTGCAATCCATTACTGTTGGAATTATTAACAAAACTCCCCGCAATGAAGGCCTCAAATTTATGTCCATCTCTCTCTAAGCGCCGGGGCATACTATTCATTCCCCCTTGTCGTAATAGAGGCGTTATTAAGTCGTTCATTTGCTGTTGGTATTCGGTTCGTAAGCTGATTTCATACTTTACCGACACCCACACTGGCAACGGAATGGTTATAGTTTCATAAACTGTCTTTTTATCAACAATCCCTGGAAATGTTGGCTGGCCCTTCCCAATAGACCTCACGCCTCCACTGTATCTTCGGAGAGATATGTTGTTTTGAAACTCAGCGGTCTTTTTTTGATTGATACGCCTGGCTATTGTTATGGTGCCCCCCCGGTAAGCGGGATAGTCCTTACTAGGAGGAATGTTGGCGTAAGGAATAGCGCGCTTGGTGATATCTTTAGTGGCCCCTTTTCGTTCGAGGGTGATGATAGGAAAAACGAGTGTCTCGTCTCTATCTCTCAAGTCTTTATTTGCTTTAATCTGGAAAGCGCGCTCAGTGGAAGCCCATATAATAGGCACTTTTTTAAACCCATCGTTGCTGGTAGTTGATAAGTCCAGCCTATCATTCAAAAAATCATAAACCGCAAAGTCTATGGTTTCAAGAGTGGATGGCATCATCTCTATTTCTTGTATAATAGAAGGATCTTTAACACCAGTCCAAGTATTTTGTTTCGGATTCTCGATCTCTTCTTGAGTTTGTATAGATTGACTACGCGGTGACACTGAAATTCCCCTTTCTTGCCTTTCGGCATTCGGCACTTACTTGAAACTGATGATATACCTGTCCAAAGTAGTATCGTGTATCATCATACAGTCTCACGATTTCATAAAAAACATCACCATACTGCACGAAATCTCCTGCGCGAACATTTAAATTTTGATCGGCGGTTAATCTCTTATAGTGAAAATGAACTGACAGCTTGGTCTTGTATTCATACGAATATTTATCGTTTGTTTGCTCGTTCTCTACTTGTACATAGGCGTATACGCGAACAGGAGGCAAACATACTTTATTAACGCTTTCTCCATACAAAGGATGAAAGTCTGTTTTGTCAATGTCAACAGGATAATAGACTATGGTTTGGCCTATAACGCGTTCTGCTAATTCATCATTAACTTGTTTGACAAGATCGCGCTCTTTCTTCCCAAAAAACATGGGAGGGGGAGGAGCCGCTGGCTGAGTCCATTTATCGTTCGGGTTACCCATCTAACTACCCTACATAGATGCCGGTTGGTATATCGCCCAATACTTTTTCCGCATTATCCCCTATTAGGCCGTCTGTCTCGGCAAGCTTGACATACGTCAGTTCGTCAAACGTTGTTTTAAGTTCCTCTCGCAACGCATCTTGTTCGGCTTTTGCTTGAGCCAGCAGGTCGGACGCGTTTAAGGTGACTGATTCTCCTGGGATTGGAATCGACGCAAACTTGCCTCGTATCTGCCCGAGCATCTCTTTGGCCAAAGCCAATGCAAAGCGGCGGATCCACTGCTTGCCAATAGAGTTAATACTTACATAGGCAATATTTTTGAACGGTAATGTGTTCATATTATTAATCCCTTGTACGCCAGAAAGTCTATCCGAAGAAGATTCTTCCCATGGATTTTCTTCGATAGTAAACTGAAACCAGAACTTATCTGGGCTGGCGGCCGTGGGCTTCGGATAAATACGCATCTTGTTGTTTTTTATTTCATACGACCAGTGAGAGACCCTTGTATTAAGGGCGTCCTCGTAGGCCATGGCTTGTAGCTTGTTCTGCCAAACTGGTACAATATCAAACGTAGAATCATCTGCATATTGGCCATAGGTTCTGAGGTTTCCCACGACGCTGAAGCCGCCATAATACCCATAAAATCGCCACATGGCGCCGGGCGACTTATAATAGACTCTACGGATAATAATTCTTTTATTCCCCACCTTTCCGTAATAAGGAACACCCGTATCTGTATTTGCCGAGGAAGATATAATATTTTGAAGATCATAATCCTGCTGATTGGCGACGCTCGTAAAGGATCCCGAATATATGTTCTGGGTGCCTCCCAGGCCGGTTTCGGTAATCATCCTGTCAGCGGTACGTCGGATGTATCCATAGTCAAATTTTGGATATCTTAGTTCAATCTGAGATCCCGAGAGGGTGTCTCCAGATTTAATTTCTCCGTCTTGATCAAAAGATGCCGTAGTGTGGCCCAAAAAACTAGAAAGAGAGTTTTTGGATTGATGAATATTAACTATGTAAGAATATTCTAAAACCGCTTCTTCATAAGCGGCGTAAACGTTTCCTTCTGCTAGTTCAATATCTAAAACATCGCCACCTAGCTTCTTATAAGTGAACGCTACTTGGTCTGCAGCGCCGGAAAGGAAGTCTGAGGATCCCGCATAGATACCAAACGGAAGAGCCGCGGCCACATTCTTATATGATCCGGTCACGCCCAACACGTTTGTATTGGTTGTCGAAGCTGGTTTTAAAACGGGAACTGCCATGTCTTACCCTCAATGCTAAGTAGTGCTACTATCATAAATAGAAAGCCCCGGCTCTAGGAGCCGAGGCTTTCAATATTATTTACCCGTAAACGAACGGTTTATACTAACCGATGTTCAGATCACTAATGACCACCAGGCCATACATGTCTGGGCGCACCATCTTCTTGGCGTAGCGAGTCATGACTCCCTTACGGGGCACGAAGTCCTCTACTCCGAAAATGGTAGGCGTGGTCTGCAGCGGCACGTAGGGAGCGTAAACATATCCGCTCTCTAGGAAACTGCTTCCCTTGCGACCGACCAGGACGATGTTCCGCAAGAAGTAAGGATCGACAAAAACGTCCCACTTCTTAGACAGAGAACCAACCTTGACGGCGCCAGCAGTGCCCTTGTCGCTGTCAACAGCAACGTTGGCACGGAAACCAGCCGTGAACTCAAGGATATTAGCAACTTCAGGTCCGCAGACGATGAAGTTAGCACCACCCCGTAGAGTCTTACGGTGGATTACGGCTGAGACATCATTAATAGTCTCAATAAGGGTTTCATACCACTCACTCACATTACCAGTGAAGTCGGGGGTAACCGTAGAGGCTCCCACTTCCTTACCGTTAGTGCGATCAAGGAATCGACCAGGTGCGCGTGACCAGTACCGAATAGCACCAGTTGCACCCACGATAAGATCTTCTAGGATCTCACGATCAATTTCAAGAGCAATCTGCTCAGATAGAATCTGAGTAAGCTCGACCTCGGCATCCAGGTTGTGATAGGCATTAAGATCCTGTCCCAACTCTGGGGTCCACTTGGCCTTGAGCTTCTTGGTGACTGCCGTAACGGCAATCGAATCAACCTTGATGTCGATCTCGGGGATGTTCTTGTTGTTTTCCAAGCCCCAAGGTGTAGCACCAATAACTGAACCAATCGCTCCGCCCGCGTTGAAGTTGTCTTCAAGCGGCATCGTGACTGTCCAACCAAGACCTGTTCCGGCGCCGTCTGCCCCCGTTAGGGAGTTCGCTAGGCGTTCGGCATTGACTCCAGACGAGGCTGAGAACACCAACAGGATATCGTTGTTACGATCAGAGCCCGAGAAGTGAGTCAGTCGACGCACCTGGGAGCCCGAGAATCCCGCCGTTCTGGCAAAACCACCAGCGGTAACAGCAGTGTCCCGGTAAAGGTTGAAGTTGACTGTGACCAGATCATCAAAATTTAATGTACCTCCGCCGGAGCTCGTCAACTGAGCCTTCGGAAGCTGGACAACGGCGACAACAGCGCCGGACAAATCTGCATCGAACATGACCGACCTGTTAAGATCGACGTTCGAACCACCAACAGTTCCTGTCAGGAAAAGACAACCGGCGGTCTGCGTCGCAGCATAATTAATAGCCTTCAACGTAATATCCGTAGAGCCAGTCGGCGACGCATAGCCGTTATTCATCCCGTAAGGACCGCGTTCGGCCCACACACCAGATAGATCAACACCACCGGTGAGTTCGCTACCAACTACATTGCCTCCGAAGAGAGAAGATGCAGTAGGATAGCCTAGACGACCATTATTAAGGCCGGCGCCGTCGCCGATCTCCTGCGAGACCGTAAAGTCAAGGAAGAAGATGAGGCCGCTAGGCAGACTCATCGGCTGGACGCTAACTAGATCATTAGCAATTAGGTTGCCGAATACACGACGAACCAGGGGAAACGCAACAGCTGCGAAACCCTCAACGTCTCCACCACTCATGGTGGAAGACTCACGGAGTANCTCTTTAGCTTGGTTTTCAAGCAAGCTGGCCATTCCGTTTCGAAGACTATCACCTTCGAGACCCTCAAGGAGGCCCGTCTTTTCCCACTTGGAGACAAGAGCCGCACCATCCTTAGCTAGGTCACGATTAATAATACCTTCGGTTAACTTTTGTACAATAGACATTTTTTATATAACCTCCTATATGTTTTATTGTTTTAAACCTGCCAAACGTAACATTCGATCCATATTTGGATCAACAGTAGTAGAAGCGTTGCTGCCCCTATAGCTATTTGAACTTAGAAGCATAGAAGTGGTTGGTCGACTAACGGCTTCGCGAAGTGATTCTATACGGCGAGTCCTGTGACCGCCCACTGCGCTTTGAAGCGTTTCAAACAACATCTTCGTCTCTTCTACTGAACTGGCGTTACGAACAGCTTCGACAATCTTTTCTTTTTGTCGCTCATTCAAGGAGGCGCTATTCAAAGC